TTGGACAATTTGGGTTGATACAATTGAAGCTGGTCGTTATGAAGATACGAATAAAATGTTTGTACCACCAGATGTATATGACTTCCGTGTTACAGAACAAAATGCAGAGAAATGGGCTGAGTTTGTTGGTAATCACATTATTGAAAATCGTAGGCGGCCTGTGTTTGACTGGAAGAAAGAAACAGTTCAAATGTTAGGTCGTTGGCAACCATGGCATGAAGGTCACCGAGCATTGTTTGACCGAGCCATTGCCAAAACTGGTCAAGTAGTCATTCAAATTCGAGATTGCCAAGGATGGCAAGGTTCTAATCCGTTTGCGATTGAACAGGTTAAATCGTATATCCGTAGAGATTTAGATCCAATCTATCAAGGCCAATACGAGATTCAAGTGGTACCTAATATCGTCAATATCACCTATGGTCGTGATGTGGGGTACAAAATTGAACAGGAAACCTTTGATAAGTCTATCACCGACATCTCAGCCACCAAGATCCGTAAGCAAATGGGAGTCTAACCAAATGTGGATGATTTATAAATATAGTATAAATCACCACTATTTTAGGATAGATTCAAATGACCACAAAAATTCTTGGCAACCAGATTACCAATTTCACAATTGACACAGTACAATTAAGTAATACAGCAACAGCCGCTTTCGCCAAAACCTTGGCACCTAAAGTTCTCTATGCTAACGTAGCCAACAGTTTATATTATACATTAGATGACACTGCCGTTAACGTTGGTGGTGGTTACATTGTTGTTACTGGTGCCGAGTTTCAGTCTGGTGCAACGGTACTTATCGATACAACACCTGCTTCTGCGGTTACCTTTGTAAATTCTACAACATTACAAGTTCAAGTTCCAACGAAATCAGCTGCATCTTACAATCTCTATGTGGTGAATCCTGATGGTGGTGTTGGTATCAAAGTTTCTGGTTTGACTTACTCAACAGACCCAGCTTGGGTTACTTCAAGTCCTTTATCCAATCAAGTCGCAAATACAGCCTTTAATGTCACTCTTAGTGCTACTGGTGCTACTTCATATGCTGTAGCGGCAGGTTCTACATTACCAGCTGGTACTTCATTAGCTGCCAATGGATATTTCTCTGGTACAGTTTCTATTGGTGCTGAGACCACTTATTCATTTAGTGTTGTAGCAACTGATGCTGAGTTACAAGATTCTTCAAAAACATTTCAAGTAACAGTTACCGTAATACCAGCAAGATTACTGTATATTACTGGTCCAAATGCTAGATTATCTGCTGGATCAGATGTATCTAGACCCAGTCCAACACAAATAGGAACAGACAATTGGCAAGATATATCCAGACACGCTCAAGTTGCAAACAATGGTGCCGGAATAAAAACCGATGGCACACTATGGACATGGACTAATAATGGTTATGGTGAAGCGGGTCAGAACAATAGTACATTTAATGGTTTTCCCAGTAGTCCGGTGCAAGTAGGAGCAGATACAAATTGGAGTAAAATAAATTCTTTCGGTGGTGGTGGATTTGCAGCAATTAAAACCACTGGTACTTTATGGACTTGGGGATCTAATGATCTTGGTGAAGCTGGACAAAATGCTTTTGGTAGCAGCAATCGCAGATCCAGTCCAACACAAGTAGGAACAGGAACAAATTGGAGTAAAATATCAGGAAGTGGTAGTGGCAATGGTGCAATCAAAACTGATGGTACTCTATGGGTGTGGGGAAGTAATACTAATGGAGCCACGGGTCAAAATGACTCTCCCTCAAATAATAGATCCAGTCCAACACAGGTAGGAACAGGAACAGATTGGAGTGAAATTGCTGGTGGTTATGAGGGTTTTTATGCAATCAAAACTAATGGCACTTTATGGGCATGGGGTCGAGGCCTCGGTGGCCGATTGGGACTTAATCATACAAATTACAGATCCAGTCCAACACAGGTAGGAACAGACACAAACTGGTCTAAGTTATTAGCGGAAGGATGCACTTTTCAAGTTGCTCTCAAAACTAATGGTACTTTATGGTCGTGGGGACAAAATTATTACGGAAATTTAGGATTAAATGATACAGCCAATAGATCCAGTCCAACACAAATAGGAGCATTAACAACTTGGTTAACTGGTGGCGGCGGTTATGGAGCTGCAGGCGCAATTAAAACTGATGGTACTTTATGGACATGGGGTGACGGAGCTAACGGTAAATTAGGATCTAACAATTTAATTGCTAGATCCAGTCCTGTTCAAGTAGGAGCATCAACAAGTTGGTCCAATGTTTATGGATCTCAAAACGGATTCTATTTTACATCAAGTTAATCCAATACTTTTTTTGTCATGACATACTCTCAGCTTTCTTTTAATGGACAAACCAAATATCCTCATCACCTAAATACAGGATATCTATAATGTTGAGGACAACATGGCAACCGTTACTAACCGAAACCAATTTACAGACTATTGCCTTAGAAAACTTGGTTTTCCAGTCATAGAAATAAATGTCGATCCAGACCAAGTATCTGATAGGATAGACGATGCTCTACAATATTTTCAAGACTATCACTTTGATGGTTTACAAAAAACATATTACATCCACGAAATTACACAAGAAGATGTCGATAATAAGTATCTTGATTTAAGTGATGTGAGAGATAATGCTAATGCTGCAACACAGGTTGTAGGTGTTACTCGTATATTTCCACTTCAAGATTCCCAATCAAGCATCAATATGTTTGACTTGCGATATCAATTAAGACTGAATGAGTTGTATGACTTTACTTCAGCATCATACATCAACTATACCATGACCATGCAACATCTAAGAATGCTTGAGCAGTTATTTACTGGTGAAGTTCCAATTCGTTATCAACGACACACAGAAAAATTGTTTGTTGATTGGGCATGGGGTGATCAAGAAGCTCCAGTTGGTCAACCAGTTATTGTTGATTGTTATACTATTATTAATCCAAATGTATACAATCGAGTATGGGACGACCGTTGGTTAAAACGATATGCGACCGCATTGGTCAAAAGACAATGGGGAGAAAACCTTAAAAAATTTGGTGGTATACAGTTACCAGGTGGTGTCGTATTAAATGGTGATAAAATCTTTGAGGAGGCTATGCAAGAAATTGATGACCTTGAAAAAGATATGGAAAATAATTATGGTGGCGTTTTAGAATTCTTTATGAACTAACGGCACAATGGCTACTTCTCAATATTTTAATAACTATAATTCTCGCTTTCAAGAACAAAGATTAGTCGAGGATTTAATTGTCGAATCCATAAAGATTATGGGTTTTGATGGATATTATTTGCCTAATGATAACGATGTTGCTCGTGACCTTTTGTATGGTGAAGATCCAGTTAAAAAATTTCAATCAGCATTTCCTGTTGAGTTTTATCTATCTGAAGCACTCAACTATACCGGCGAAAAAGAATTCTTTTCAAAATTTGGTCTTGAAATTAAAAATCACACCAAAGTTATCGTTTCAAAAAGGTCATTTGCTCAACGAGTTCCACAGAATACATTTACTCGGCCAAGAGAAGGTGATTTGGTGTATGTGCCTTTTTTAAATGGTACAGGTGAATTATATGAGATTACCTTTACAGATCAAGATAAAGATTTTCATACATTAGGTCGTGTAGTACCTTATTTTTATGAATTGCATTTAGAGAAGTTCAAATTTTCTAGTGAACTTATTGCTACGGGTGTTCGAGAAATTGATGAATCAGCCTCACAAGCCACATATTCTATTGAACTCAATCTTGGTGTAGGAACAGGCAATTATCAGTATGGTGAAATTGTATATCAATCATCAGCCAATACACAAGCTAACGCAACTGCTGTGGCCATTGTACAATCATGGGTACGAAGTGCCAATACCGCTACAGCCAACACACTACTAGTATCTAATATTGCTGGTGAATTTATTGAAGGTGGTTCAATTAAAATTGTTGGCGCCACAAGTAATGCACAATATAGATTGTCATCATATGATCCACTCAAAGATTCTGTGCAGGATGATTCATATGATAATTATATTATTGAAAACTCTGCAAATTCGATTGTTAATTTTTCTGAAACAAATCCTTTTGGTAGTATCTAATGGCTAACATATTTTATAACCGTGCGCTTCGTAAATATGTAATAGGTTTTGGTAACCTATTCAACGAAATCACATTGGTTCGATACAATCCAGATTACTCAGAAGCGCAAAGAATGATTGTGCCAATTGTGTATGCACCAAAAGAAGATTATGTTAATCGTCTAGAAACTGATCCTATTTTAGACAAGAAAACACAAATTACATTACCAAGAATGTCTTTTGAATTACTTGGTTTTAACTATGATGCCAGCCGTAAACAAAACACCAATGTCAAACAATTTACACAGACAGCCGCAGGATTAATTTCACAATACAATCCAGTACCATACAATTTTGATTTCAATCTATATTTGTATGTAAGAAATATTGAAGATGGTACACAGGTTATTGAACATATTCTTTCATACTTCACACCAGACTATACAATGAAACTTAATATGATACCTGAAATGGGTATTATTAAAGAGATACCCGTGATTCTTAATTCAACAGCACAAGATATTGACTATGAAGGTAACTATGAAAGAGATACTCGTGTTATTATTTGGACACTTTCATTTACCGTCAAAGGTTATATTTTTGGTAAAATAAATGATTCTGGTACGGGATTAATTACTCACTCAATTACATCTATTTACAATCAAATTACAGAAGATGATATAGTTCAATTCACAATGAGCCCAAATTCAGGTATTGGTACATATCAAATTGGTGAAACGGTTTATCAGGGATTCTCTGCACCTCTTGCGATTGCATCAGGTAAAGTAGTTTCATTTAATAACAACTTATTACGATTAAAAAATATTAATGGTAATTTTGTTTCTAACCTACCTATACAT